CCCCCGCCACGCGCAGTTGCAAGAGGTCGCCGACGAGGCCCGGGCATCCGGTGACTTTGCGCCGGCTGTCGCGGCTTTGAAGGCCGCCGAAGCCTTGAGCGCCGAAGCGCGCATCTTCGCCGAAGCCGCCGATTGGGCGGGCCGCCCGAAGAGCGCACAGATTCGCCACGCGGCAGGGTTGGCACTGGCGAAGGGGTCTTTCGTCGCGTATCAAAGATTGTTGGCCGACCTTGAGCGGGCCGAAGCCGAAGAGGCAAGCGCCGCGGGTGCGGCGGAGCGCGAACACGACGACGCCACGCCTGACAGTGTGCTTATTGCCGCCGCGGTCGATCCGCTGGCGGCTCTGCCGCGGCATCTTGCGGTCGAGGCCCTGCGGCAGCTTGCGGCCCGCCTGCACCTGCCCGCGGTCTACGCGGACGGCACCCCGATCCGCCCCTTGGACGGTGCGCAGTGACGGGCAGCCCTGAGGCCACTGTAGGCGCTACGGCTGCGCCTACGCCATCGGGTGACCGTGCACACGTGGCGGCGACCATCGCGGCTGTAGACGCATCTGTGCGGGCTGTAGAGCGGCTGCAGGCAAAGGTGCGCCGGCGCCCGGGTCAATACATCCGATGGCTGCCCCGGCAAGACCGGTTCTTGCGCGACACTTCGCGGCGCAAACTCATTCGCGCCGGTAACCAGCATTCGGGCAAAACCACCGTCGCACTGTATGAAGTCATCTGCCGATGCCTTGGGCGGCATCCCTACCTATCCGTGCGCCCCCCTCCCATTCGCTGTTGGGTGGTGTGTGCCCGCGTTGATCAATCGATCCCGATCCAACAAAAGTTCGTGGACCTGCTACCTGAGGGCGTTCTCGATAATCTCGATCGCTTCGACCCGGGCGCGGGTTTCCGAAACGAGGCTCGGGAGGCTGTCTTTAAGAACGGTAGCCGGGTTAAGTTTATGACCACGGGGCAGGACCCTATTGCTTTCGCCGGCGCAACGCTTGACCTTGTCCTGTTCGACGAGCCGCCACCAATGCGGGTTTTCCACGAGGCCAACAAGCGATTGATGCGGCGTGCGGGTGTGATGCTGATGAGCCTCACCCCAATCAACGCCGGCCCTATGGATTGGCTGCAGGCGTTGACCGAAAAGAGCCCGCCCGTCATTAAAGACATTTGGGAACCGCTGCGGCCTGAGAGCTTTATCCCTGTCGGCGCGTTCGAGCCGCTACGGTTGGATGACGGCACCCCGCTTGATGCGGAGTTTGTCAAGCGGCTTGAAGACGAAGGTGATCCGTATGAAAACCCCGTCGTTATCCACGGCGAATGGAACCCGCGGACCACAGGGCAGGTATTCGCACAGTTCACGCCTGCGGAGCACGTGATCGGCGCATTTTCAGCGCAGCCGGGCGAGGATTGGCGGGTTTGTGTTGGCGTGGACCACGGCGAGCTTGTGGGCAAGGAATGCGCAGTCTTGGCCCTTACCCGTAGGGCACGGGCCGAAGAGGGCGAAGGCGATGTAGTGATTGTCCTGGGCGAATACGTCGGCGGTACTGACCTTACGGTTGAGGCGGACGCCGAAGGTATCTTGTCGATGCTTTCGCGCTGGGGCCTCGATTGGGGCAACGTGGATAGCGCATGGGGTGACAAAACCACGACTGACAGTACCTTTCGGAGCAAGGGCAATACCGATCTAATCGCGGCAATCCGCAAAGCGTTGGAGCGCAAGAAGCGCGGCGCTGGGCGGCTTGTGACCAAGCGCAACGAGTTCCAGCAAGTCAAGACCGGCGAAGGTCGGGCGCAAGGGTCGGTAAATCTTGGGTATAAATACCTGAACCAACGCATGCTGCGCCGTGGTCAGTTTGCCGTACACGAATCCTGCCGCGCCTTGATCAAGGCGCTGCAAGAGTTTGATGGGCACCCCAAGCATCCAGCCAAAGACATTCTTGACGCGCTGCGTTATGCCATCAATGATTCGGTATTCGAGGGTCGGCGCGTGGCATACGTGCCCCGCCTTGACGCCGCGCCGCGATAGGGGATAGCGCAGCCCTGCCGCCTGTGCTATGATTTTTGCGAGGTCAGCCTTGGACGCTATCACTACCGCAGCAGCCAACGCCAACGCCGCGCAACGGTCTATCCCACTGCCTTCGGGTGCGGGCGAAATCAACCGCGTGCGGTCGACCCGTTCGCGCCGGGCGATGCTGGAAGGCACGTGGTCAAGCCTACTGGCGGAACGGACGACTCAAGTCCTGGGCGCCACGCGGGCGGCAATGCAGGCGGACCCGTCGCTTAGCCTCAACCCTTTCAAGTCTGTCTGTCGCGCTCTGTCTGTGCTGTATGATGCTGCGCCGACGATTCAGCATCCGACTGCAACCGCTGATGACCTGCGCAATCTGACGGGCAAGATTGCGGCGTCTGGCTTGTGGCCGATGATGCAACGGGTCCAGCAATACACGTTGGGCCTGCGCGAAATGATGGTGCATGCCGCGCTTGACCCAAGCAACGGCGCGCTTCGGTTTCGTGCGGTATATCCCGATATGGTCTATGCCCGCGCGACAGAAGACAGGCCCGATGAACCCGCTCGCATCGAAGAGTTGCGGGCAAGGTCGGCGGGCTATCTGCGGTCGCGTGGTATCGCGGTCACGCCAAACGTTGTAAACACGGATGAGGTCTGGACTGTCGATGTCTACGACATTAGCGGTCCGGTGCCTTTTCATGCGGTGCACTTGTTGGGCGGCGGTGCAACCGGTGCCGGTTGGCAGTTGGGGCTCGACATTACGGCACAGATTTACGGCGGCGCACTTGCCGGTGAGGCATACCCCTGGCGGGCGACCCCGACCCGTGCGGCGCTTGCGGACAATCCCGACGCGCAAGGCGCGCCGGTTTTGCCTTATGTGCTCTACCACGCAGCCCCGAACGGCGATCGGCTTTGGGACCCGTATGAGTGGATCGAAATCGTCGATGGCACTCTGACGGCGGGTGTCCTGAATAGCTTCCTGTTGCATACTTTCGCGGATGCAAGTTGGCCGCAGAAATACCTTATCGGCGGTGCACCAGCCGGTGCGGCTGTCACGATGGCGGACGCGGAAGGCGAGCGCCGGGCATACGTTCCTGCCGATCCAACGTCGATCTTGGTCGTCGAGAAGTTGCCCGGGTTTGATGGTCAGGTAACCGCGGGGCAGTTCCAACCGGGCGGCGATATCGCCACGCAGGAAAGCGTTCTTGGGAATATGATTTCGGCGCTGATGGAGTCGGCGGGGATTAGTCCTTCGGACGTTCAGCGGCTTTCGGGTAACGCTCGAAGCGGTGCCGCCATCGCGCTAACCAACGAAGGCAAGCGCGAACTGCAGCGGCGCTACCAAGCGATTTTCGAGGCGTCCGATCAACGGTTGGTGCGCCTGTGCGCGATCTTACTCAATCGGTATAGTGACGGGCTTGAGCTTGCCGCAGAAGCGGCGGGGCAGCCAATCCCGACCCGGTATCGGTTCCCTGAGGGTGGATATAGCCTGACCTATCCGCGCATCCCTCGCAGCCCCGAAGAGTTGAAGGCGCACCGGGAGCATATTTTCGCGCTGCTCGATCGCGGTATGCTGACGGCTGCCGAAGCGTTTGCGGCGCTGCATGATGTGCCGCTTGATGTAGCCGAACGGCGCGTGCGGGAGATTACGCAAGAGCGGGAACCCGTCGAGGTCGCACCTGTAGAGCCTGCGCAACCGATGCCGTCACAGCCTGCCCAGCCTGAGAAGCCAAAGCGCGATATGATGCGTGAGGCGATTCAAGACGTTATCGATGCCATCCAAGACGGCGAAAGTGCGGCAGATATTGCGGTCACTTTGCTTGCCTTGCTTGACGACGAAAACGAAGACGAAGAAGACATCGTGGATGATGTCTCGGTTGGGGGCGAGGATGCCTAAGCTGGCCCGGCCCCCTGTCGAGGTCGCGGCGGCAGCGCGTCGCGGGTTGGAGTTGCGTGCGCAGCAACCCCCGTCAAACCGGGCGGGTACACCTGTCGGTCTTCGGCGGGCGGTACAGCTTGCCAATCGACAGCCTGTAAGTCTGTCGACACTGCAGCGGATGGTTTCATATTTTGCGCGGCATGAAGTTGACAAGCAAGGCGAAGGCTGGGGCGTCGACAGCAAAGGTTACCAAGCGTGGCTTTTGTGGGGCGGTGATGCCGGGCGCGCCTGGGCAAAACGTATGATCCCCAAAATGCACGGCTACAAGCCTCAACCCAACCCATCGGAGAGCCCCGATGTCTGATACCGATATGGTCCCCCGGTCCCGTCTGAACGAAGAGATCGCCAAGCGCAAAGAGCTTGAAGCCGATCTCGGCACATTGCGCGGCAATCTCGCAGCGGCAGAGGCAAAGGCAGCCGAAGCCGAAACCGTGCGGGCTGCACTTGCCAAGGCTACCGCTGAGTTTGAGACGTACAAAGTTGGCGTCGATGCCGGGATCACTGACCCGGAAGGGTTGGAGTTGGCGCGATACTATTACGACAAAGTGCCAGCGGGTGAGGGGGAAGACGCCAAGCCTGCGTTCGGCGATTGGATGGCCAAGCTCAAGACCGACGCCACGGCGCGCCCCAAGGGGCTTGGGGCCTACTTCGCGGACCAGCCTGCCGCGGCTACGGCGACGCCAGCGGCTGCGCCTGTAGCGCCGCCCAAGGCGGCACAGGCTGCCCCGCCGCGTAGTGCCGCCCCGCTGCCGCCCGCGGCGACCGGCGCGAACCCTGCGCCGGCCCCGTCGCCTACGGCGGCAGGCTGGACCCGGGAAAGTATCGCGCAGATGGACCCGGCGACCTGGGCCGCCAATCGCGCCGATCTAATCAAGGCCGCATCGGCTGGGCTGGTGTCTAAACTCGGCGGTGCGTAACTTGCACCTATTGCGCGACCGTGCTACCGTTTGATTGACGGCTATCACGGGCGCACCGTGTAACAAATGCGAATGGCCGGCAGTGACCACACTACCTTCCAACGCCTTTGAGGTGCCTAATGGCGAACGAGATTCTTGCCGCATCGTCGGACTTTTTGGTTGCATCCGTCCTTGAGATGGAGATTCTGACCAAGCTCAACAGCCTGATCAACCTGCGCGGTAGCCCCGCCCTGGTTGACTTTTCGCCGATGGCTTCGCGCGGCAGCCTCACCCTGGCGATTCCCCTCGCCGGCTGGGACAGCCTTGCGATGACCGCCCCCGGTGAAGCGACCGGTGTCAGCAACACCGCGCTGGACAGCGATCAGATCACCTTGACCATTGCCCGGCAGGCTATCCAGTTGCAAGTCTCTGACGAGCTTCTGGTTTCCAGCCTGGGCGGCGCGATGAACATCGAGCGTCTTGCGCAGTCGACCGTTAGCGCCTACCTGAACCGTCACAACGATCTGACTGTTGGCCTGTTCAGCGGTGTGACCGCTTCGGCTGGCACTTCGGGCGCCGACCTGACCCTCGATGACGTCATCGACGCCATGCAAACCTTGATGAAGGCCAACAACACCGATGGCCTGTACTGCATGCTCCACGGTCAGCAGATGGCCGACCTGCAGAACAGCCTTCGTGGTGAGGGCGGCGCGCTGTCTTTCGCGGCCCCGACCGCCGAAATGATCGCGGCCAAGGGCAAGGGCTACGCGGGTAGCTACCTGGGTGTGGACTTCTGGGTGAACAACCGTGTGGCCACCGCCAACGCGGGCGCCGATCGCGCCGGCTGCATGTGGAGCCGCGGCGCCTTTGGTTACGCGGAAGCTACCCACCCGCTGTCTGCCCTGCGCGGTTCGCTCAACCCGCAGATCGTTAGCCCTGTGGTTGTCGAGTTCGAGCGCACCGGCACCAGCGGTCTGAACACCGTGATCGCCTCCGCCTTCCTGGGCGTGGCCATGGTCGAAGACGCCCGCGCCTGCAAGATCGTCACCGACGCCTGATCGGTGAGTCACCCGACGGGCGGCTAACCCCGCCCGTCGGGCCTGCCGCGGGTCAGGCTATACCCGCCCCTCTTGTGTTTCCCCCCACATCGGAGAGCCCCGATGCCGTTGCCTACTACCGCACGCCGCGCCGCAGAAGCCCCTATCTTGGGTGAGTCTGTCGGCAGTCTGACCACGAGCGAACGCCTGCGCATTGACCCGTCGCCCGCGTTCCTGTTGTCGTGTAGCCCTGAAAGCTATGAGCTTTCCGATATCGACGGCGAACCGGTGTACCTGCCCACTGTGCAGCGGCATGACGTTTCGCCCGGCTCTAACGGTGTGGACAAAGCTGGCGGCATCGCGCACTTTTCGGCCAACCTGCACACTCGCGGGCAGGTCTTGATCCAGCCGAACCAATGCCCGGCGGACCTGACCCCTGATGGGCGGCCCGGGTATCTGCGTCGGTATGAGGGCACGCAGGGCCTTGTGCATCTTGAAGCGTGGGTACAGGTCGTCAAGGCCCCGGGCAACAAGCACGTTGCACAGCTTACCCGCGACAATGAACAGCTTTACCGCAAATGGCGGCTTTGGCTGATGGAATCGGGTATTGTTCCGTTCCCCTCTGACGATTGGATTCAGCGGTATGAGGACCGCCTTGGGGAACGTGCCCTTCGTCGGGCAACCCAAGCAAGCGCGCCAGAGGTCAAAGCCGAGCGCGCGGCAGAGGCGGACGCCAACTTGAAGCGCGCACGCAAGGCGCGTGCAAACGTTGCGGAGGTCGCCAATGGGTGAATCTGTCGCAGGCCGGCGGGCTATGGAAGAGACGCAGCGCAGATTGGTCAATGAAGGCATGCGCCCCGATCGCGCAGCCGAAATCGCGCGCGACTCTGCCATCCGGATTGATATAAGAGAACAGGGCGGGAAACCGCCCCCGCGCCGGTCGGATACCGGAAGCAACCCGCGGCGATAAGCCGCGCCCGGGTAAAGCCGGGCGGGAGACACTATGCCAAAAGGGCCCCTTCGTTTCCGCGATGCCGTAGGCGCCGCGTTCCGCAAACTGACTGTGTGGACCAGCGGCGCCGAATCGGCGGTCGCGACCAGCCCCACGGTTACCAGCGGCAGCGGTGCACCTTCGGCCAGTGAGCCCAACGGCTCGGTCTATCTGCGCACCAATGGCGCATCGGCGAACACCCTGTATCTGCGTATCAGCGGCGCATGGGTTTCGGTTGGCGCTTCGGTTCTGCCGTCCACTTCGGTCTTCTTGTCGACCGAACAGACCGGCAGCGGTAGCGCGCAGAACGTGGCGCACGGTTTCGGCACCGTCCCTGCGCTTGCCTTTGCGATTCCTTCGGATCACTCTGGCGGCGCATTCACGATCACCTATGGCACTCACACGAGCACTAACGTTGTGGTCACTGTGACCAACAACGAGAAGTACCGCGTGGTCGCCTTCAAGTGATCTGACGGCAGGGAGGCCACACAATGAGCGCGACCGCATACCAAGCGAGAATGTCCGGCCCGACCCTTTTGGAGAAGGGCCGCGACACTGTGATTTCTCTGCCCGTCTACAAAGACGGCGCGTTGGTCACTCCCTCGGCGGTTGTCGTTTCGGTGTGGTCTGCCGCAAATGCCCTTGTGGTTGCGGCTGCGTCGGGTTCGGTAGTGGGCTCAATCGCTACCTATACCGTGCCAGCCGCATCCACCTCTGCGCTTGCGTATGGGGCAGATTGGCGCATCGAATGGACGTTGACCCTTGCCGGCGTTGTTGAGGTCTTTCAGACCGATGCGGCGTTGGTTCGCAACCCCATTCGATGCCCGGTGACTGACCTGGACCTATACGCGCGAGAGCCAAGCCTGAACCCGTCTGGTTCTGCGCCGATTCACAGCCTAAGCAACTTCCAGGCATTTATCCACGATGCGTGGAAGACCCTGCTAAACCGACTTCTTGCCGATGGTCAGTACCCTTGGAAGATGCCAAGCGCAGCGGTAGTGCGCGAAGCCGCTTTGGCTTTGACGTTGCACCGTGTGTTTATGGCATTCACTACGGGTCTGAACGAAAGCTATGGAAAGTCGGCAGATGTGTATCGCCGGGACTATGAGGCTGCATACAACGCAATCCGGTACACAGAAGTCATCGACCCTGACAGCCCATCACCCACGGGTAACAAGGTCGCGGCCCGCCCTGTGTATTTCTTGGGTCAGCCCAAGCGGAGGGCCTTCTAATGGCCCTGACAGTCTCAGATCTGATCGATAGGATCGGCGATCACTTGGTCGCGACCCTGCCGACTTCGCCGGATGCGGCGCGCTGGACCCGTTCGCGGTTCCTGCCGCCACAGTTAGGGCAAGATACTGAGGCCAAGATTGCGCGGTGTTGGTCTGTGTGGTCGCCATCCTTGACGATCACACAGCCAACCCAGCGGCAGGTTTCGAGCGAAGGCGTACACGTTACGTCCACGATCGAAGCCGGGTTCAGCTTTGCGCTTCGGCAAGACGGCACCGCGGCGGACTACACCGCGGCGCTTGCCGCCGAAGCCGCGTTCACGGCGGCGCTGTTCAGCGTGGGGCGGGCGTCTTTGCCCCGCTTCACGTTACAGACGGTTAGCCGGCAAGTGCAGACCGATAACCGTACCCTTGTGGTAGTGTTGACCTTGTTTGCTTCCCACCAAATCCCGCTGACCTGAGAGGTACGCCATGCCGGCTTCTGTTATCCCCAAGCACTTCACCGATGGGTCTGTCACCTTCAAAGATGGCACCGGCACGCCGGTTACCCTGTCGGTTCCGTTCACGATGGGCGACTGTTCGATTAGTGGCCTTGCGCAAGATGCGCTTGGTCGCGCGACGAATGCCTATGAAACCCGTGGCGTCCTGGTCGGCTTGCGCCGTGGCGCGCGGGAGTATCCGACGTTTTCGATGTCTTTGATGGTGCCAGACGTCAGCGACGGCACCAACGTCACCCCGCTTGACTTCATTCGCAAGAAGGGTGCCTATACATCGAACGTGTCAACGACCACGGCCCTGGGTGATGTCTACACGATCGATATCGTGCTGACGATCGAAGGCACCGACCTGGGCGACGCCGCCGACCATACCTTCACCCTCGAAGATGTGGATTGCCGCGCCGACTTCGCCGAGGGCGAGCCCAACACGCTGACGATCAACGGCACGATCTACGGCACGATTACCCCGGCCTAAGTTGGTCGCCTAACCATCCACATCGGAGAGCCCCGATGCCCGACAACATCACATTTGGCGGCGCCACTTACGCGCTGCATGCCCCTCGCAGCCCAGCCCGTGCGGCGGCTGTCCTGCAAATCCAGGCCAAAGACAGTCCCCACGTTGCGCTTGCCGCGGCGTTGGGCCTGTGTGCGGACTGTCACGGGGTCCAATGGAAAGGGTCGGCATCGGCTTTCGGTGAAGCCGTCTTCGACGCGCTGCAGGCCCGAAAGGTTGCCTTCGGCGCGATTTGCGAGGCCGGCGCAAAGTGCATGGAGCTTGTCGCAAGCGCCGTGCTCTTTGAGGATGAGGTCGCCACCGAAGAGGCTTTTACCGCGGCCCCGTAGGTCGGTTGGATTTCCAGACCTTGGAAATCTGCCGCCTGTGGGGCCAAGCGCCGGGATGGTGGGGCACCCTATCGCGCACCGATAGGGTAGCCCTTACCGCGTGGTATCGGGTACACTGTGACCCGACGAAGGGGCAAGCCAAGGCGCCACCGCCACCGCCACCGCCTGCGCGTCGCCGGTGAAGCATGAGCCGACCTATCAAAGTGCGAAGCGGCAAAGTGTCGATTGATATCGACGCCACACTGCAGGCACAGATTGATTCGATGGTGCGGGGTATGGCCCCCGCCGTAAGTGGCGCGCTGGACGCCTATCTCGACAAAGCAGAGGCATACGTCGCGCAAGAGTACCCGCGCCCCGGGGATAGTCGATTCCCCACGGCTACCGGCAACAGCCGCGATGCGTTCGCCTATGTCCGCACCGTTGAGCAGCGCGGCGACGGCGCTGTTTTGGTTGCCTCGATAGACAACGACGCCAGCAACTACGGCAAGATTAGCCGTCTGCGCGGACGCGCGAATGACTTGCGGCGACAGTTACAAGACGGGCAAGAACTGACACCCGATGAACTTCGCGAACTGAGGGTGATTGAAGCCCTTGAGAAACAGACGGGTCGCAAGGCGTTGATTCCGTATGTGGTCTTTGTGCACCGCGGGCTATATTGGCAGACCCTGCGCCGCATGCGGAAAGAGGCAGAACGCGCTATTGTTGCAGAAGCAGCGGCAGAGTTGCGCCGCCTTGCCGGAGGGTAAACCATGGCTGACGTAGCAACCCTAACCCTTCGGGCCGATATCTCTGAACTGCAGCGCAAGTTGCGCAGTATTCCAGACGAGGCAAGCGGCAGCGCAAAGCAGATGGCGATTGCGCTTGAAAGGGAGTTCAAGCGGGCAAGCGCAGCGGCAGAAGCGGCGGCAAAGGCCAGCAGCGCGGCCAACGTTCGCGCCGCGGCAGAGACTGAAAGGGCAACGCAGAAGCTGCAAGAGTATCTGGCGGCGGGTGACCCTGTAGCCGAACTGACCCTAAAGTTTCAGCGGCAAGCGGCTGAAATCGAGAAGATCGGCAAGGTTACCGGCGACGCGAAAGGCGCGCAACAGGCGCTTGCCAAGGCATCGGCGGACTACTCGCAAAGCCTGCAGGCGTTGACAGCCCCGGCACAAAGCACGTTTTCGGCAGTCAGCGATGGAGCAACCAAAGCCGCCGGGTCAAACTGGAAGCTCAACCAACAGACCCTAAGCCTGCGCAAGAACGTCGGCGATTTTGCCAATAGCCTTATCGCTGGGCAGTCGCCGTTTACCGTGTTGATGCAGCAAGGCCCGCAGGTTGTCGAGCTTTTCGCAGAAGCGGATAGCGCGACGGCGCTATTGCAATCCAGCTTCGGCGGTCTGTTTGCCAAGGCGGCGGCGTTGGCCGTTCCGCTTGCGGCTATCGCAACAGCGGTTGCGGCAGCCGTTGCTATCTATTCAGTGTATGCGAACGCAACCGACGAAAACGCCGAAGGCAATAACCGTTTGGCTGCATCGTTCCGCAAGTTGACAGAAGAAGTTGATACGTCAAGCGATGCCATCAACAAACAACAGGCTGCGTTGACCCAACTGAAGAAGGCAACAGACGATCGGCGCGAAAGTCTGTTGGTTGAGATTGGCGTATTGAACGAGCATGACGTTGCCGCGAAGCGCGAAGCTGACGCGCTGCGCGAATCGACGCGCGCAACAATGCTCGATATCACGATGAAAAAAGCCAAGCTGCAGACTGATTTACAGACGGCAGAAGCGGTCTTGCGCAACAAAGACGCGAACGTGGCGATGCGCGCGGAAGCTTCGCAGGTCGTCAAGGTATTGCGCGATCAAGTCAAAGCCGAACAATCCAAGATTGATGCAGCCCAGGCAAACCTAAGCCAGCAACTCGAAGATATCGACAATATGCGGCTGGTGCGCCAAGTGCGCGATGAGGCTACCAATGCAGACGACAAAGGCACAACCGCAAAGCAGGGCTTGACCAAAGCCACCAAAGACGAGAGTAAGGCGAACCGCGACCTTGCCGCAGCCTATGAGACTGTGCAAGGCATTTTGGGCGCAACGGTCGAAGCCAATGCGTCAGCCGAACGCAAGCTTGGTATTGCCGCAGCAGAGCGCATCAAGATTCTGACCGATATCGCAGAAAAGTATGCGGACCAACCCGATATCGTCGCCAAGGCAGCGCAAGCCGAAGAGGCTGTTCGCGAACAGTTGCGCGCCGATCTTGCCGCTCAACAAGCCAAAGACGACGAAGCATTTGATGCCGCGAAACAGAAACTGCATGAACGGCAGATGGCGCGCGCAAAAGAGCTTGCCGACCAAGAAGAGCGACTGCAAGCCCAGCGCATCGCGAACGCGCAAGCGGTCGGCACGTTTGCCAGCGGGGTTAGTGACCTTCTGGCGCAACGCGCCGAAGCCAACGCAAAGCGCGATCGTGAGCTTGCATTGAGACAGTTCAAGGCCAGCAAAGCCGCGGCTGTTGCAGAGGCAACGATCAACGGTGCGGTCGCTATCACCCGTGCGCTTGCGACCCTGGGGCCTGTCGCCGGTGCACTTGCCACGGCAGGTATCGCGGCAAGTACCGCAGCACAGATCGGCATAATCGCCAGCCAAAAGCCCGCGTTCGACCGCGGCGGTTTGATTCAGGGCGGCGCGATGGCTGACCAAGTGCCCGTGAACGCATTGCCCGGCGAGGCTGTGCTATCGCGCGGCGCTGTGCGTGCGATCGGCGGGCAGGCCGGGGTCGATCGACTCAACCGCGGCGAAAGCACCGGCCCGCAAGTGGTAGTTGTCGAGGCATACAAACACTTCGGGCGATTTGTGCAAGACGAGCTTGGGCGCGCCGGTGTGCTCCAACGTGCTATGCTTGCCGGGCGCCCTGTCGGCGCTTTGGGGTACTGACCTATGGCCACAAGCACCGCCCGTCCGCAGCATCCCGCTTTGGTTGTGATGGACCCCCGCCTTGACCGCGTTGTCGAGGCGTGGTCAAGCCAAAGCAGCTACACCGAAGCGAGCCCCCGGGCCGGCCTCCCTGACCCGTCTGGCGCCTATACAGGCAGCCTGCGGGCCAGTGGAGCGCAGACGGCCAAGGTGGTTACCCGTGTGCAGTCTGCAGGCTTGCCGGGCAGCACAGGCACGGCGGCGACGGTTGTGCACAGCCCCGATGGTTCGACCGGGTGGGTAGGATGGGAAGGCCCCGGCACGGTGTCGCATTGGGAAGCCGTCAACTACACCGCGACCACGACAGACTACCTTATCGATCCGCATATCGTCACCACGCCAGAAGGCGCGCTTGTGGCGTGCGCACGCAAAGGTGCGGGGACCGGCGGCGGTTCGCTTGTGGTGTATCGGCGGGCAATCGGCGCGGCTTCGTGGGGCTCGCCCATCACCGTAGACACAAACGGACTTGAGCCCTTCAATCCATGTCTTTGCGTGGTTGGGTCGCGTCTGTTTCTGTTTGCAGCCATTGAGGCCCCTGTCGGCACCGATAACTACGTGTGGACCTTTACGTCAGCCGATGACGGCCTCACGTGGCAGACTGCCGCGGCGCCCGCAACGGTCGACCGGACCACGGTGCAGGCTGTACCGGTTGCCGATATCCAGCGGCTGCGCGCTGCATATGCAAACGGTCAAATCATTCTGTTTGTGCATACCCGCAACGGGACCACAAACACGACGTATCAATGGGCGTCCGATGACTTGGGCGCTTCGTTTGTGCTGGTGACCACAATCGCGGGCGAGGGCTATTGCGATGTGGTCGCAGTCGGCGGCCAGTTTATCGCGGTCTTTGGTCGGTTCAGCGGGGCGGCGTATACCACGCGAATCCGGCGCTTTGGGTCGGCATTCCAGGGTGCGGCATCGGCGATTATCGTTAGCGCAGTCGACAGCGGTAACGCTCTTGGGTCTGTGTATCTCGCCAACGTCGCGGCAACTGTCAGCCTGCACAACGGCTTCGCCATCGTCGCCGATGAAGTCGGCTGCGTGTATGTCTTCGGCGTGTACTACACCGCAGACCCTGACACGCCAACCTATCGCGGGGTGGTAGCTGTCAGCGAAGACCGCGGGTTGACCTGGATTCCTTGGGGTCAGGATACCTATAGTGCCAGCGACCCGACCGGCTACGGATACAGCGCGCGTTGGTTTAGCCCCATCAATACCGATAGTGCCACGCCAAGCCCAAGTATCTGCAGGGTACGGCGGTTTGCGGTCGCGGCCCAGCGCGGGCGGTTTGTGGTTGCGCACAACTGGGTCGCTCCAACTGCTACGTATGGCAACAGCCTGGGCATCGCCTATCTTGGCGGCCTGACCACGCAGTGTTTGCCGCCAATCAACCGCGGCGCCCGGTATCAAGACCAAGCTTCTTGGGATTACGCATGGTGGCCGTTCGAGGAACCATCACAAATCAGCGGCATCACATACACCGAAACCGGCACCGGTTCGTCCGTTCTGTCGGCACCGGGCGCGCTGAACCTGACAACGCCGCTCGCATCAACGACGTTCGCGACCCTCGAAGACCCGATGAGTCTGGACCCAACCCAGCGCGATAGCGTCGGCGAAACCGTGATCGCTGAAGCGGCATTCGAAGCGACGGCAAACCCCGATACGTCTACCGACCGCATCGCCCTTCGCGTTCGCGCAGATGATGGGGTGTATGGCTATCAAGTCAGTGTGCGCGTCAACACTTCCTTTATCGTCGTTTATGACGACGTATCGGGTTCCAACATCTTGACTTCGCTTGCGGTGCAAGGGGTCAAGCACGTTCGCGTGGGGCTTGACGGCAGTACCGGCACGGTTGCGATTTGGTATCGCGCATGGGCGCCCGACGTTACCCGTTCGTGGACGTTCTTGGGCTCCGACACCTTGACCGATGACGGCGGGACGGTCGGCAATCACCGCGTGCAATGGGGTCAGTTTGCAGGCGCAGCCTCTGCCCCAACGTCGTCGTGGTATTTTGTCGCGGCGTCTTTCGGCAGCCGGGCGGGCTTCTCGAACGTCGGCACATCGGCGCATTGGGATAGCTTCGACGTCTCACAGTTGCCGGATACCCTCAAGGGGCGGCAACTCCCCGCGGTGCCGAACGCGGCTTTCGCGGCTTCTGAGGTCAGCGTTACCGGCCTGCGGGGCCCGTTCTATACCGGCCAAGTGTGGAGCACGGCACCCGATGCAACCTTCGCGGTACGGCGCATCCTGCCGCAGATTGCGCGCTCGCCCCGCTTGGGTTGGCGGTCGCAAGCCGACAATGTGCAACAGACTATTGCATTCCGGCTGCAGTCGACCGGCACAGATAGCTCCCCGCTGGGGCCTGTGATGGCTTGCGTTCTGCGCGGCATCAACTGGCGCACAGGTGCGGTACAAGCCCGAATCGGCGGCGTTTGGACTACGCAAGCGACGATTGACGCGGCGCTTTCGTCAACGGCTATTGGGTTCACCCGCAACGGCGATACCCTTACCCCGTCGACCTATGCAGCCGATCGGCCTTATTTTGCGACGGCAGAGCTTGAGGGCTGGACTGCGGAGTTCGGGAATATCTCAGGCGGCGTGCTTATCGCGCAGCGCAAGGTGAGACACAGCACCGAAGGCAAGCTTTCGACCGGCACCTATGGCGGCCCGGTCTGCCGTATGACTTTGGCCGGTGTGACCGGCACCGAACAAACCAGCGGCACGATGCGCCTATGGTCCCCCGAAATCGCGGTTATCTTCCCATTCAGCGCAAACGCTGACGGCTGGCGTATTCTGATTGATGCCCAGCAAACGGCAGAAGATTACTACACCATCGGACAGATGGTGTTGGGTCCGCTGCATATCCTCGCAGCCCCCTATTCGTGGGGCCGCACACAAACGACCGAACGGGGTTCGGTTGTCGAGGTCCAGCCAGACCGCAGCACCTATCTTTCTCGGCCCGCCCCGACGCGCCGGGTCATCCAAATGACCTGGGCTGATGGGGTCGACGAAACCCAAATGTGGGCGGCAAGCCCCGAACCCGACTTCGTGGATTACGATAGCAGCGACGCCAGCAACGCCAACGCGGCAACGCTGCACAGCTTGACCGGGCTATTGAACGAAGCCGATGGGCGAATGGTTGCGCTGTTGCCCAAGGTCACACTGCCTATCACCACAACGCAAACGATTCGGCGCCGCGCTGGTCTGATCGTCGGCACCGCTTCGGCTGTCGATCAGTTGGACACAATCCAAGGCGAAGAGTTGACAGACGAAGTGCACCGCAGCGGCAACCTTGTAATCACCGAAGAGGTCTAACCATGCCCCGCGCCGATGCTGACTTGGTTTGGCTTCTGACCATCATCTTGCCGGGGTACACGTTTCGCTTGTCAACCCGACCGGTTGCGGTAACCGAAGCGAACGGCACGGTTACCGAATACAGCGGCGGTCTGTCAGAAATCGACTTCGTGGAAGAGATCGATCTTTTGAGCATTTCGCCAGCCTCGCAGACGGTATCGGTCGAAGGGCACATAGACCCAACGCCTGCGGAGCTTGCGCGCCATGGCTTCGATCTGCGCGAAGGCGTGGCGCGATTGTCTTACGCATTGGTGGAGCCTCACCGCGGCTATACCCTGCAGGCCATCAGTCACACGGCCCGCGTTGATGTCGCCGAAGGTCGGCTTGCACAGCCTGCATGGGGCGACCCAATCAAGCCTGACACGTGGTTCAGCGCAAGCGTAGAGGCTACCCCGTGGACGTCACGTGTTCCGCTGCTAAGCCCAGCGGCGACCATTACCAGCGATGACTTCCCGAACCTGCGCGACGATGCCGAAGGGTTCCCCTTCCCGCTTGTGATCGGCAAGCCTGGGAATGCGGTCATTGGGCTGTATTCAACGCCTGCCTACGTTGTCGAGACGTTCGGCGCACAGGCTGAACATCTGTTGATTGCCGGCTATGACGTTTCAGCGCCGGGCGATTCTGTCGTGATTAGCGACGGGTCCACCAACGAAGCACAGGCTGTCTTGGCTGGAATCACAGCCTCGGGTGTGCCCTATTACTATTGCGATATCCTCGCCTCCACTGTGCTCGACAAAACCGCCGATCTGTATGCGGTTGCATGGTCGGCGGCTTCGGGTGTCGGCGGCGCATCGCAGCCGGGCGCGCCTTCGTCTGTGGGCGAGGCGATCCGCTATCTAATCGCAAGGGCGGGCCTGCCGTTCGATATCGGTGGAAGTGCCGCGGCCATCGACTATCTGCGCGCGATTCGCTTTGATTGCTACCTGAACGATCCGGCGGTTTCGGCTTGGGAATACCTGTCTACGCAAGTCCTGCCGCGCTTGCCGATCACCCTGCGCTACACCGCTGCGGGCCTGCGCATCGACGCGCTCAATCCCGACCTGCCGCCCGCTCTTGCGACCGCGGCAAGCCCCGATGACGGCTGGTGCCGCTTGTCGGCCTGTGTGCAAGAGGATGCACCGGCACCAAAGCGGCTTGTCATCAAGGGCGGCCAAAACATCAGCACGGGCGGATATGCCCGAATCGTGATTGTCGACGGTCGGGCAGACGAAGTGCCAGCCGATCAGCCAAGCCGGCGCAGCGGCGTCGATGTGCGGACCCGTACCCCTGTTGGCGTACAGCCCAGCGAAGAGGAGGCGATCGAAATCCCTTGGTGCCAAGACCTGGGCAGCCTCTATACCCTCGCCCTATGGCGCGCTGGGTTCCGTTCTGCGCGTCCGTTCACTGTGACCTATAGTGCACCCGTGCAATACGAGCATCTCGAACCGGGCGCCGCTGTAGCGGTCACGGATGATGCCTTGGGCTGGGTTGATCGTGTGGTCTTCGTGCGCTCGAAAAGTTGGGTCAGCGGACGTTGGGTGTTTGTGCTTTGGGGCGTAGAGCGCGCCGCTTTCGACGTCTACGCAGGCGGGTAGACCGGCACGATTGACCGTGCTACGCTTGCGGTGCGAGGTGCACTCATGGCCGCAACTGTCAGCAAGTCCGGCACGCCGGGCCCGATTACCGACCGAATCGCTTTAGGCGGCACGGGCGGCAACGCCACCGCCATTACGTTCCCCCGTTGGGCGCGGGAAATCTCGATCCGCATCTTTGCCAGCGACAACGAAACGCAGTCTGCGGGCTTCGTTAGCAGCACCGGCACTGATGGCGCGGCAATCGACAGCAACGGCGTTAGGGTCGAACTTGGCGTGCCCTATATGCTCAACCCGTCACCGGGCGGCGCAGCCGTTGTGCTGTACATTAGCGGCGACGCGGCAAACGACGTCGCCCATATCAGCGTGAGTGCCTGAAATGCCACGCCTGCGCACACGCATCATTCCCCGCCCCGGCGGTTCGGTTGTCGACCTGACGCCGCCGACCCCACCATCCCCACAATCCCTCGCATCGTCGGCGACGACTGCAAGCCTGACCTGGACCCATACCGGGGCGCCCGCGGGCACTACGTATGCGCTGACTGTGGTTGATGATGCTGGCGGTTCCGTGTCGCCTTCGTCGGGTTCCGGACTTGGTGCATACGTTATCCCTGTCACAGCAGGCAAGGCGTATACCGCACGCCTTCGCGCGACCGGTACAGATGGTCAAATCGCCCAATCCAGCGCGCTTGTATATGTCGCGACCGCCGATCTGTCGGCACCAACCCCACCATCCCCACAATCCCTCGCATCGTCGGCAACGACTGCAAGCCTGACTTGGACCCATTCAACTGCACCTGTAGGCACAACCTATACCCTCGCAGTGGTGGACGAAACCGGCGCTTCCGTGTCGCCTTCGTCGGGTTCCGGTCTTGGCGCATACGTTATCCCTGTCACAGCGGGCAAGGCGTATACCGCACGGTTGCGGGCGACGGGTCCAGACGGGCAACTCTCACAGTCGAGTGCACTTGTATATGTGGCACCATCTGCCACTATCGCCGGCGCGTGGACACAGATTGGTTTGGTGAATTTTGTAGGCGCGACTGCGCAGACGTTTACCACGACGGGCGATAAGACAGTAACCTTGGCCGATTCTTCGACGGTGACCGTCAACGTGTCAATGTCGGTCGGCACCGTGACTACAGGCACGGCGGGCGCGGATGCAACGCGCGGCCTCATCGCTGATGTCCCTGGCGCGGTGGCATCGACGGCATACCGCCTGCGGACGGCGGTTCCTGTCTCCCCATCGATTGCCAGCACCGACGATCTGCTGGTGTCCATCCGCTGGCGGGCCAATCTCGCCACGGGCACGGGGCAGCGGGCGCTGGTGGGTGTCACTGTCGCAAGCGGAAGCGAGGCATCAACCGAGTTCTCAGGCGGTGTCCTGCAAAACACCGCGACTAATGCGGTGAAATGGCAATGCCGCAAAACCGCGACCGTCGCCGATGTGGCGGCATCGGTGGACACTGGCTGGCGCGATGGTACTACGCGCATCCAAACCGATGTGCGCGTGGTCGGTAAGGCGCGGACATTGTTCGCAACGGCGACCAGCCGCAACGTTGACAGTGGAACCGCAACATATACCAGCGACATCGGCGGCGATAGCTCAGGACCAAACGCGGGCCTTGAAGCTCCGCTGTTTAGTGGATCAACGGTGTATGTCCAACTGTATAGTTGGAATGGCGGCGCATCCGGCGCGGCGTGCTCTACCGCGATTGAGCGAATCACTGTGTATTCGCGCGCATCAACCCGCGTACCCTGAGAGGCGTCTATGATTATCCAGAATGCGCGACAGGTAACCATTTCAGACGAATCCGGTGAACGGATTGGTGTCACTGGTGAGTTTCTGATCGAAGGCGCGCAGCTTGAGATGCTGCGCACGACAGACCTGTCAATCGCCACCAAACCGTCAGCCGAAGATTGCCGCGAACTGACAAGACCGTTTGCGCAAACGGTGCAGGCGCTGGTTCTGCCTTGACCGATATCGCCCTGCAAGATTGCGGCCCCTGCCTTTCCGGCGTGGGCCGCGTGGTCGATCATTTGCCCGGGCACCTATCGGCGACAGCGCGGCAGGTTATCGAGGTCAGGCTATCGCACGGGGCAGCCCTATATGGGCAGCCGCTGCGGTTGGGTTGGACCCCGGCACCGATTGAGGCGGTGCAAGAGGCCGCCGACCTTGTGGCATATCTGGTCAGCGCAGGCGCACCCGAAGGGCTTTTGCGCGATGCTTCCGCACTTCTTGAGGGTGTGATAAGATGGCAGGCACAGGCCAAACAGTCTTCGTGATTACCAACGGGGTCGCCGTTTTGCGGCTACCGTTGCGGCCTGTTGACCTTGTGGCGTTCGCCGAACGCCGCATGCGCCGTCAAGGCGTACCGGAGGCCTAATGCCCAAGCCTATGCCTAAAGACGTCAAGCCCCTTTTGTCTAAGCTCTTGCGCCTTGCCGCCAAGGCGGCGCGGTATTGGGCGGGTGGGTTTACCGCTGCCGAAATCGCGGCGCTTGCGGTTGACTTGATTGAGATTGCTGTGGAGCTTGCACAGTCTGCAAAAGAGGATGACGATGGGATTTAGCTTCGGCGCAACGTCAACGGCCCGGCTGCATACCTGTCACCCGCTGTTGGTGACACTGTTTCGGCGGGCGTTGGCGCATCCAGATATGCCGCATGATTTGACCGTGGTGTATGGTCATCGGTCTGCGGCAGAGCAGGCGGCGCTATATGCCAAGGGTCGAACGACCCCGGGTAAAATCGTCACCAACGCAAAGCCGGGCAAGAGCAAGCACAATACCAAACCCAGTCAAGCGATTGACGTTGTGCCGTATATCGATCGAAAAGCAAGCCCCGACGATTGGGGCCCTATCCGCGCATGTGCTCCGGTGATATACGCAACCTGGGCAGAGATGCAGGCAGACGGTACGGTGCCGCACGGTGTTACACTGCATTGGGGCGGCGACTGGAACGGCCCGCCGGATGGCGCACACTGGGAAATCCGCGGCGTATAGGCGCCCAAATCGGAGGCTAAACCATGCTCGCACAAGTCGATCCACTCGCTTTGGCGCCCTACCTTGCCGGTCCAGGCGCCGCGACGTTGGTCCTTCTGATCGTCGGCGCCGCGGTGTATCGCCTTGTGATTTCGCATCTGTTGCCCCTTGCGGCGCATGCGATTGATCGTCATCTGAAACAGATCGATGCGTTGATCGAAAGCCAAAAGACCGAAGCGCAGCAAACCGCAAAAGCCTTGAACAGTCTGGAAAAGACTGTCAAGGCCCTTGAGCGCCGCATTGCTCAGGCCGATGGCGGGACCGGCTGGGGCGTTGACGGCGACGGCGGCAGCATCGCGCGGCGGGCGGTGATTGATGGGGACGGGCGCGGCAAGCCTTAGCGATAAGTGCCCCGACGCACGGGAGGCCCTACTGTCCAGACCGTCTCTTCCCTGATTGCGGGCCGCCAATACGCGCCCCCTTTGGGGCACGGGATGGCCGCGGCTTGGGGCACGTTGGGGGCGCATCGGCCTTCAAGCTGCATTTGCCACAGCACCGCCGCTTCGGCTTTTTGGCGTTCGCCGCTGCGTTCCCATTCGATCTCAGCCGCGGCCATGTCGGCGGCTGTGAGTGCATCGAGGTGCGCCTGCCACGCATCGGCGATGCTCCCAGCGGTCAACAAAAGCACAGCGCAAACCAGCATAACGATGCCGCGTGCGGCCTTGTCAGCGTCGCTCATGGCTGCTCCCCCTCGTCGCAATCGTCGCCACAATCCAGCGTGAAGCAGTCCGGGCAATCGTCCGCCCCGCACGGCCCGTCATATGCGCGCCAGCCGCCGCAACCGCCCATGTGGCGCCGGTAGCCGTGGTCGGGGTCGCGCTCGCAATCGGGTGAGTAGGCGTAGCTGTGGTAGTACTCGGTCATGTGTCACCCTGTAGGCGCCGCTTGCGGCGGGCGCCGGGCCGATGTGGTTGGTGGTTAGACGGCGCGGCGGCGGGCGCTGGCGATCTGGCGCGCGGTCAGGCTGTGGCAGGTGGTGTAGTGCCCCGCCACACTGTCCCAAACGCGGACCGTTCCATCCGCGTCAACGCGGGCGCGGTAGGTGCCACGCTCACAGATGAAGGCGTTACGGACAGTGGTGTAGCGGGTGGCGGTGGCAGTCATGGTCGGCTCCGTCGGGTCAGTGTGGCGCCGGGTTCTCTCTCGCCCCAGGCCCCTTCTTTGTACCCCGGCACGTTCTACAGTGCAATAACTTTCGCGCACAAAGTGCGAAGAAATCTATTGCACGTTCAGAAGCGCGACCCTTAGCGCCTTTTCGTGCGCAGGCCCCAAGCTCTTTGCAGCGGCCTCGGCTTGCCCTTGCGCGTCGCCGGTTGTCCATCCCTGGGGCCGCGGGCATTGCGTCGTCAAAGCGGCGGCAAGATCGCCAAGGTCGATGCGCCCCGCGGTGCGCAGATAGTGCCGCGCCACACGCAGCGGATCGGCGCTGTGTGCTACGGCGATCGTCGGGCCGCGGGCGACCGATGGCATCGTCTTGGTCAGCTTCTGCGGTTCTCGGCTGGACCCGGCAAGAAGCGCGTCCCGCTGCGCTTTGTCGATCTTGGCCCAGGCGGCCAGAGTCAGAATCCGCAACTGCACCTGCCGCGGCGATCGATGCGGGAGGGCTGCGCATAAGTCCGCGAAAGTGCCGCCGAATCGCGCATAGTTGATGACGATCGCATCGTCATACGTCACCCAAAGCGGCGCATTGGTGCGCTTCGGGCCGCCTTTTGGCTTGGTCACTTTTTGCCTACCTGCCCGAAGGCGAGAATGATGTCATGGTCGGAAATCTTGGCCCCCGCTGCCTTCTCTCTGCGCATCGCTTCGGCGGTCGCCAAATCCGCCAGTACCGCGGCGGGCACTACACCCTGCCGATCGGCGCGGGCCTGCGCACGGCGGCGCGCCTTGATGGCCGCTGTTGTGACCAGTGAATCAGCGCCAAACCCTGGAAAGACAGCGTTCATCGGGCACCCCAAGCAGAAGTTAGCGCGGCCATCGTTTCGCGGCGCTCGCGTTCGGGCAGACCCGAAAGCGCATCAGCCAAGCGATCGGCGTCAACGATGCCAGCCAAAGCGCGCCATGCAGAAGCCGAAAGCCGCGGCGCATCGCGAACATGCTCAACCCACGCAGCCCAAGTCAGAGGGTAGGCGTCGGCGACAATGGCTGCGATTTCGTCGGCAAGCAAGCGGATTTCGCGCTGCGCGTCCGGCTTGGTGCGCAGGCCCAAGAAGTGCAGAAGATTGTGAAGGTCGACCTTCCAGACCCATTCGGTCATCGTCGCAAGCGGCAGCAAAACCCGGGCTTGTTCCCGAGCGATGCCGGCTTTTCGCGCGTGCTTGTACTCAAGGTCGGCCTGTTGCAAATCGAGCGCAAACCCAAGCGAACCCCACGCCGTCTTGTCGAGCGCGTCCGGCGTAAATGGCCCAAGTTCCAAGGGTTTGCCACGCCCTTGCTTGCTATCTTTCGGGTCAGGGTCGCGGCAAAGCGGACCCAAGCCGCGAACGTCCATCACGGCGTCGTTTTCGGCTTCGGTATAGCGCAAGCTTACTTCGTTGATGCTGGCCATCCGGTGCCGCATCCACTGCCGCGCGACGAAGATCGGCGCCCGCACATGCATCACAAGCTCGCACATCTCGAAGGGCGACGTATGCCGGTGCCGCATCAGATAGCCGATCAGTTTGGCGTCTTCGCCTTCGGTTCGTGCTGCATTGTGGCGCCCATAGCTGACACGTGCCGCCCGGCTGATGCTGGCGTCGGTCCCGCAATAGTCGCGCAGGGTCACACTCCCCAAGTGTGCCACCGTGCGGGTCTTGCCCAGGTGCAGTTCGGCGCCGGGGTTGATCGGGCGGGCGGTCATGTGTGCACCTTGCGCGCGCAGGCGTTGAGGGTGTCGCCGGTCACCACAAGAACACTGGGCTGATGGCCGCCTTCGATGGTCACCACAAGCCCCGGCACCAAATGCAAGCCCGACACGTGCACCCACACACGTTGTTCGATGCGGCCTTCGATGTCGCGCCCGAAGTGCGGCCACGCAAACGAAGCGGCGAAACAGCGGCTTACATCGTCACTTGGCGATACAATGAATCGATCGCCAACTTGCCAGTCGCGGAAAATAGAATCCTGCGTGTGCATCCTCGCCCCTATAGGTCAGTGTGGGCGGTCGCCTTGGTCGCCTGCCGGATGGCTGGCGTGCACCCCGCGCCGCGTGCAGGCGGCGACCATGCGGGGCTGGCCCGAAGGGCCGAGCGGCAGCTACTCCACGTCGCGGATGACGAGATCGCCGTCATCGTCAAGCTCGGAGCGACCGCCGGCCTTGCGGATCGCCTTCCAGACGGCGGCCACATCATCATCGCCCAATACGTCGAGGTCGCCAGCGTCAAGGACAACCATCCCGACATAGATGCCGGACTCAATGGACTCGATTGCGTAGCGGGCGATTTCGTTGCGGATCATGGTCGGCTCCTTGGTGTTTCGCGGCGGGCTTCCCTGCCCGCCCCTCCACACTATCGGACCGCCCTCAAAGCTGCAATAGCTTTCGCGCACAAACACGAAAGAAAGTTAGGCGGCCTTCGTCTTTCGCTTGCCTGTGCGCTTTTTCGGCTTGCCCTCTGTGTGCGCAGCCCAAAGCGCAACAGCGCACGCCTCGATCACATCGATCGGCAACGCGGCGTCGCCATCTGGGCTCAAGACTTCGGCAAGATTGGCCGGAATACCGTAGTGCAGAAGCTTCCCGATGACTTCGGCGGTCGGCTTCTCGCCAGCGGGCAGATGCAGGCCGGCCCGCCATTGCATCGGCATCGGTCGCAGAAGCTGCGCTTCGGGGTGTCGCGCCAGAATCGGCCCGCACACGAGGCCCGAAACCCACACGATTTGACCCGCCGATCGCGCGAATCCGCCCATGGGCGGCGGCTTCTCGCACGCGACAACAAGCGGCGACAGCACACAGCCCGTCGCGATATGCGCGCCGATCTGCGCGTGCGTTGGGTGCACCGGTGCGCCGTCGATCGGCACTGCGTAGCCCTCTGCACAGCGGGCCGCACTCAACCGAAGCCCCGACGGGCCCGCCGCTTTGGCTGTGCTGCCGCGCCAAATCCAGGCGCTTAGCAGCGCGGGAAGCTCGCCAGCCGCAAGCCGATCGGCTGCAGGGCAGAAGAGCAGCACCGCGGCGCCGTTCGTGGTTGCCGGGTCGATGCCGACGATCATGCGGGCGCGGCTTGGTTCGGTAATCGGCAAGGCGCGTTGTTTAGGCATCAGCCAAAACCCCGGCCCCATGCGCGTCCGCGTGCGCGTCGATGACGGCTTTCACGACTTGACTCAACGACACAGCAAGCGATACCGCAAGCCAACGGACGTCCGCGTGATGCGCTGCCCATTCGGGGCCCGAAAGCTGACAGATGCCCAGGCCTTCAGCCTCGATCGTGCGCAGGCAGACCGGCAACGGCGCGCGCACGGGTCGCAGCTTGGGCGCCGCAAAGGCTGTTGGGCCCAGC